CGTCAAACAGAATAATGAATACAAAAATTCAATTTGGAGCACAAGCTCCTATCGAAGTAAATAAAAATAAGAAGCGTTTTGCTAAAAACGCCCGTAAGTCAGTAGGCGGTGACGGCCTTGAGTCCAACCACCACACAACCTATGACCACGAGGTGAAATTCGAGAACATCAAGTGTTCCGTGAATGTGTGCCGCGTCAAAGATGAGGCTCCCGATTTCAGTGTCGGAGTCGCTAAAGGCGCCATTCTCGGAGGAGTTCCGATCACAGTCCCAAGCAACACCGCAGCAGCCACCATGCATGCAATGAAGAAAAGGTGCGATTTCAAGCCTTCTCTTGAAGACATCGACCTCTTCCGCCGTGGACATGATCTTCTCATGTCTAAGTTCGAGGCGCAGGAGGAGATACGAGTGGACAAAGATCTCATGGATGAGTACTTTGCCAAGTGTGGTACCGGAAAGGCTGCTCGGTTACTGGATGCTCTGGAGGGCCCAGAATGGACGAGTGATATGGATACAAAGCACGTTTTCGCAAAACAAGAAGCTCTCCTAAAGGAGCACGGGTCCCAGCCGCGCATTGTGTACCAAGGAACTGACATGTACAATGCAATGACGGGTCCTGTTGTTATGGAGCTAAACAACAGGATGAAGACCATTTTCTCCCGATCCAACCCCCTGAACACAGGCAACGTTGTGATCTATGCCTGTGGAGCCTCTGGAGAGGAACTCGGCGAGATTATGGAGCAAGCCAAGGGAAAACCTGTGGAGAGTGACATGAAGAACAACGATGGGAGTCAATCTGCAGAATTTCGCCGTCCCGAGGCGATGTTCTACAGGAAACTGGGAGCCCCACTGTGGTTTGTGAGAGAGTTTGCTCGCACCACGGAAGTACGAGTATGGACGCGGTACGGGGTTACCGCGCACATAAGAGGTGAGAGGTGGTCCGGAGAAACCACCACTACCACCGGCAATTCGTACGTGAGCATGTGTACTATTCAGGCTGCGCTGGAGCGCGCCAAGATTGAAGAAAGCACAAATGTCCACGGTGGGGACGATTACCTGGGTTTTATTGAGGGTGACGAACAGGCTTTCGAGTCTGGCGTAGAGGCGGTGACCAAGGCTAGTGGGATGAAAGCCGAAGTCGTTGTTCAAACATCGCGTCACCATGCCACTTTTTATAGGAAGAGGTATGTCAATAGCACAATAGGTTGTCGTCCAGTCCCGCAATTCGGACGCGTTCTGGCAAAATTGAACCTGAGGGCCAATCGAAACCTCCAGGTCAATGATAGAGATTACATGGCAGGCAAGTATTTGTCTGCTGCGTATGAACACAGACACGTGCCCGGCATAAGAGACCTCCTCGTGACAACTGCGGAAGCACTGTCCGAAAAACCCTACCTAGACGTGAGAGCCTCAAAACTCCATGAGATGGGTGGCGTGGAAAATATCAAGGCAGTAGTTCGAAGAGCTGCTGTGCATTCTGTCTCCGAATTCTCGGAGTTCCTAAATGAAGTGTACGGAATCGGGTTTGAGGACCTCGTTGACGTATACGGTCGCGTCTCCCAGTCTTGTCTTGACTATTGTGACAAGTGGGTTGTGGCCGGTAAACGAGGCGAAAAGA